AAGCTGTTTAAGACCTACTTTCTTGGTACTAATTACAGTACTGAAATAAGACTCAACACCCTGATTCATGATTGAGCCTTTGACTTTAACCTTAGTTTCAATTGCCATCTCAGAGTCATTCATAATGTCTGAAGTATGGGCTGTGAAAATAACGTTCTTAGTAGACTTGGCTACATACTCATTCATCAGTCGCTTATAGAACTGAGCATAATCACCCCAAGCTTTCATAGTATTAGAGCTTGAAACGATATATTTGGTCTCATACATATCCATGAGATATGTAAGACTGTCGATTACTACTGTGTGTACTTCAGGCATGTTCTCAACTTCTTGAAACGCCTGATACACTTCCATTGGGTCAGTAATATTGAACTCTGTGAATTTGCTACGAAACGGTAGCTTCTTATTGTTTTCACAATTCAGGTAAACCACACCTTCAGGATTCTTAATATCCATCAAACATGCAGACTTACCTGTGGCGCTCTTACCACTGATCAGAACTAGATGATCATTCTGCTCCATTTAAACCTCCGTCTCTTTCAGCAATTCGTTGATTAATCCATTCGTGGATTTCTGATGCCAACCAACCTTTAGAACTTCCACCGGGAACCAAGTTGATTGGCTTAGGGAACTTACCAGCATCAGCTAACTGATAAATGTAACTTTTACTAATGCCAGTAAGCTCTACTACGTCTTTAACTCGTAGTACTACTTTCTCGTTTGACATAAAACAGGTCCTGTTTTTGATCAAAGCAGTGTGCGGAGCACACTACTTCTTAGGGTTATCACGCTTATGGATCTGACGCATAGCAGTGACGAGGACTGTACGTTCTAATTCATCAGGTGGTAGTGGATTCTTAAGACGACTATTAAAGCTACCTACAGCTTGTTTAATCGATTCAAAGCTATGACCACTATCCACAAGTACATAAACATACTTGATCAATGTATTAGAACGAGAACCAACAGAAGCATTGAGCAAGAACCAACGTTCCAGATTACTGAGTGCAGCATTGTCTAGAATCTTGGTTTGCTGTTCTTGTTGTTTACGGGTATCAGGAATAAACATCAGTGCATCAAGCAACTGACCATCCTGATAGTAATACTCTCCATCATGTGACTGCCATTTACGGGCAATGTCTTTAGTCTGTGCATCTGTATCAAATGGCAACCAACTAAACACGTTTTCCATAAACTGCCTGTGAGTTTCAGGATTTAGCTTCACTACATGGCTCAAAGGCATAATGATCCGATAACGGTTATGCTCTTCCGTATGACGCTTAGTTGTAGCAAATAGTGCTTTGTAGTCCTTCAGAAGCATCCTAGCGGCTTTTAAAGGTGTACCATCATCTACGTCCAGCATTAACAAGTTAAAGCCGGGAACAGCATGTTCTGAGTCTCTGTAGCCATCTTCAAATTCATGAGATGCATAATGAAATCCATCTGCACAAATAAGCTTATGTAGCTCTTCAAACTCAGCAGTTTCATGCTGGTAGTTAACAGTAATGTCATTGGAATAAGAGACCTTCATATTCTGAAGATCTGTTGTCTCCATAGACTCACCCTTAAAGAATTCAATGTTATCTGCATACGATGTACGGATAACAATATCGTTCCTATAACCCCATGCAATTGCTTGGGTCATAATGTCTTTACGCTGGCTAACAGATCCACGATAAAACGGTAGATCTTCCATCATATCGACTTGAGTGACTTCTTTACGCTGATCCGCTAAGTATCTAGCAATACGCTCAGGAATCTTAGGACGAGTAAGCAGTTTTTTAAATGACTCACCGCACTCTTCTGCAAGCTTAATAGCAGATTCTAAGTTCTCTTCAGTAATAGATTTATTACATTCAATAAACGCATAAGCACCTGCTAGCTTTAGTACTTTGTAGTAGCGATGAGACATCTCAGCTTTGAGTAGCTCTTCATGATCTTTAAACTCAGTAGCAGCTCTCTCACAATCCAATTTGTATTGCAGCAACTTGATCATCATTGGCTTATCAATATCGATAGTCAGATCAAAATTAGCTTGGCTAGCCAACTGATAGAAATCATCAGATAGCTTATCTACATACGCATCAGTACTGTGGTCATTAAGCATGTCATACAGTTGTTCTGCAGTCATGCTAGTGGGTTTATGTACATGTCGTGCATAACCCAAGAAACAACGTCTAGCATAGCCAGTGTCCTGCATAGAGTAGAACTCGTTTTCAGTAGAACCACCATTAAGCAGCTTACTAGGCGTACCATAGAGCATCATGTTAGCTGGTGTAATACCATCTAACTCTAATCCTCGTTGGTTCTCTTGAGTGTTTTTAGTAAGTTTTTGCTTAACTGTAGTGCCACCTACGTCAAACAACTCTAGGAAGATATTGAGCACTTCACCGTTGTTAACTAGGTTAGAGCCAATCTCATCAACCTCAAAGTTGATAGCTCCACACTGAGCCATCAGAAGCATAGAACGTAGCTGTTTAACGGCTGGAAGCGTACCTGAGTCAAATCCATAGGGATAAGTACCCATGTCATCAAACATCTTTTCTAGCTTCTCAAACGCTTCACTAGAAGACAGACCAAGTTGAGCACCGTAACTAGCAGACAATGTCTGTAGATTGTTCCGTGCAATAGCTGGAAACGTCTCAGTAATAAAACGTTTCTTAAACTGGTTAACAACCTTACTCTCAATAATATTGGTACTAAAACCTTTACCAGAGCCAGAAGGTGATAAGTTAATACCGTAAAAGTTTACAGGTACTACTCCAATTCCCGGAGCATCTATCTTAGCTCGCATCATAGATGCCATCTTAGTTAGGTTGTATGCAACAAGAATCCTAAAGAACAATGGGTTATCGTTCTGAGTCTTCTGAACTAGCATTTTTACTAGCTCTTCTTGTGGAGCAAAATACTCCATCTCTTCTACAGGTTTCATACAGATAACCTCCCTTCTTGTATGTATTGCTGAGCCTGTTTACAGGCATTTACAGCAGGGCAGTACTTACAGAAGACGACTTCTCCTTTCACTTCTACAACTTCACCTACTGAGCCATCATCAATGAATCTCTGATTGGCTTCCCAGTAGTTCTCAAAGTTCTTAGTACTGCGTGATTTGTTTGCTGGGTTCTTGTAGTACTTAAATACTGAAGGACGTTCCCAAAGCTCTTCTGACGTACAAGGAGGCATAGAATCCTGATCCATACCTGCATATTTGTTGAGTTCAAATAGCTTAGCTTTGATAAACAGTTCAGTATCAAATACTGACATCAGCGGATATTCCTGACTGATTACTCGTGTTGCTGGGTAATCTTTAGATTGCTTAGCTTTAGCTGCAGACCAGTCAGTAAAAATGTAATTGATACGCATGGTATCTTTGGTAACTAAGTGAGGATTCAACCAGCGGTAGATACTACCCTGTTGGATATACTTCTCACGGTTAGACTGAGTAATCCACGTATAAGTGCTAGTAGATTTAAAGTCTTCCAACTGACCATCACAAATAAAGTCAAACTTACCTGTAATCGTGTAGTTGTCGATGTCTCTATCTGTACGGATCTCCATATAGATAGCCAGATCATCTTCAGTCACTGTAGCTGGATCAGGATTGACCTTAACAGCTTCAATAACTCGCTTAGGGTAACCCAGTGCTGTAAGTGCAGCTTTGAGATCTTTATTTGGTTTAAGCCAAGATTCCTCAATAGCTGTGTGAATAGCAGTACCCATACGACTTGGTACTAAATCTACTATGTCTATGTCTGACTCAGCTGAACAAGAGGAGCCTAACAATATGCTTTTGATGGGTTTAAGCAGACTTGTTGCACTAATCGTATTAGCGTCTTTGTTGTGATCATAGTCATCACTAGCCAGCCAAATAGCTAAGCTCATTGGCAGCTTACTTAAGTTAGTAATCATAATATTTCTCTCTCTCGTTAATAATTGCTCCTTTGTCGCCATTGGCGGAGCTACCAATATCCATGAGGTGTATGGTTAAGGTTGGCTTGCTAATTAATTGTTCATATAGGTCTACTCAGTAATCGGTGGAGAACCATGCGCTAACATGACCCAGAGAAGCCTCTTACTTTTTGAGCTAAGCCCCATTAGCCAAAGGACGATACTTTTTTGTTGATATATGCAGATAGCTCTTCGTTAGTCATATCTGTAGGTACAACTATCTTGTGAGCCATTGTGGGATAGTACAGCTCTAATGAAGCTGTTAACTTGACCTGATCATGTTGGATCTCTGGTAAGTTCTGCCAAGACATACATTCGATGAGATTGGCATTAACCCATTGCAGGACATCAATATCTTCTTTAATTAGGTAGTACTGACTGTCGTGAATCTGAGCAATGGGTTTAATGTCATATTTGAATTCAGAAGCGTATACACGATCCATGAACTCTACAGCTGCTCTGTTATTGAGCAAGCCATATGACTGACCTAAAGCATTACCAGCAGTCCTACCTTCTGCTGCTGCTTCTGTAGGCGTTGTACGCTTGTTTAAGAGCGTTTTAGCCAAGACTGGTGTTCTTACACGTAATCCAAAAGCAACTTCTACATAGCCCTTCTTTGTGGCTTCATCTAGCTTGTCTTGAACCCACTTATCAGACTCTTTATACAGTTCATGATAATTAGACTCAATTTGCTGAGCTGTTACCTTATCAAAACCCAGATTAGTTACAAGTGTTTTCCACGTACCTTGATATGTTACGTGAGAGCAAAGGTAGGACCCTTGCTCATTTGCCTCCAGTGACTATGCTTAGTCTCAATGCTGTTAATTTCTAGGACGTTAAACTCTCTAGCAGATATTTCATGAACA